AAAAAATAGTCGAGCAGGGGGAGTTTTTTTCTCCCCCATTGACAACGCATCTAAATACCCTGTATAATACAATACAGGAAGGATCACATAATGGGTAACAAGGCAGGAAAAATTTGGGGAGAAACGGAACTGATACTAGCAAACAGTTCTTGTGAGTTCCACAGGATAGACTACAAGAAGGGCGGAGTGTGCTCAAAGCACAAGCACGAATGGAAGTGGAACGGCTTCTACGTGATGTCAGGACAGATGAAGATCAGGGTTTGGCAGAACGACTACGATCTCGTGGACGAGACCATTCTGAACCCTGGAGACTTCACCGCCGTGAAACCCGGTGCCTATCACACATTCGAGGGCTTAGAAGACGGTGTGGCGTTTGAATTATACTGGGCCAACTTCTCACACAATGACATAGTTAGAGAGAACACTGGTTACATGAAAGACACGGACGGCAAGGTTGTGAGACTAGATAAGAGCAAGAAGAAGTAGTGTGAACATCTACACCATATACGCCGACCACAAAGACAACATCACAGCACACGAATTCGTTGCCAAAATGAAATTGTTCCTAGACAAACTATTGGAACACAAAAAAATGACGACCTACAGGATCACTAGAATGAAGTTAGGTTTCCGATCTATGGACCTGCCAGAATTCAGGATAGACATGGAGTTCGAAAACATGCAACAGTTAGATGACGCGATGACAGTAACTATAGCAGAACAAGATATAGACAAGGTCCATGTAGGCTTTAATCAGTATGTAAATGTGGACACCATACAACATTTTTTATACAGAGATTTTCCAGATGATGTCAATAAACTAACGTTGACAGAAACGCATGAACAGTTTACAATAGATGAGATAGTCAAGGCAACAAAAAACATAAAACCAGAATTATGGAAAGAATAAGATACTCAGAGATATTCTACAGTGTACAAGGAGAAGGCAGGTTCGTGGGGGTGCCCAGTGTGTTCTTCAGGACCTTTGGCTGTAACTTCCACTGCCATGGGTTTGGGCAGGGCAGGGACCGTACTAAATGGATCAGACCCGAAGACATGCCTTACAACACACAGGATATATCAAACATCAAACACATATCAGAACTGCCAGTGGTCAACATAGGGTGTGACGCTTCGGCCAGTTGGAGTTCGAGGTACAAGGACCTAGTGGACTGGGATCCTGTGGACGAGATAGCAAAAAAGGTCACGGCACACACACCAGAGAACCAATGGACCTGTGCTAACGGTCAGGACGTGCACTTCATCATCACAGGCGGTGAGCCCATGATGTGGCAGAGACAGATCGAGGCCCTGATCCGACAACCTGAATTCAATGACCTCAAAAACATCACCATAGAGACTAATTGCACACAGGCGTGGAAAGACAATTTTGATAAGTTCATGCACGGCTTGACCGCGGGTGACTACACCAAGGAACCGGTGCACGTGACCTGGTCAACTTCGCCTAAACTGAGCATATCAGGTGAAACATGGGAAAAAGCCATCCGGGCAGATGTGGCCAGACAGTATGCTCAAATTCCAAACACACATCTATATTTCAAGTTCGTGGTACAAGATGAACAGGACCTGCAAGAAGTAGATGCGGCCAGAAAGGCGTACGCTAAAGCAGGTGTAACAGGTGACATATATCTAATGGCCGTGGGAGCCACGCAGGAGGGACAGGCCAAGACTGCCGCGCAGGTCGCCGACATGGCAATGAAGAATGGATTCAAGTATTCACCGAGACTGCATGTGGATCTGTTTGGTAACAAATGGGGAACTTAGGTAGACACAAAGGTAAAAATAAAGTATAATCGTATTATGAAGGTAAAGAAGACAGCAAAGACAACCATCAAGAAAAAGAACAACAAAGGTTCTAAGAAGAGCGAAGAACCAATGGTTAAAGTCCTAAACTTAAATGTGAATCCAGAAAACCCGAGGAACGGATTCTTTGAACTGGACTGGAACGACGAGTTCGTGAACATGCTCAAGCAGTCAGGCTATCAGGGCAACTCCGAGGAGGAGATCGTGGACAGGTGGTTCCAGACGCTGTGCAGGACAATCGGAAACGAGCAGGGCATCGATGTCACTGGATCAGGCTACGTGCAGATCAATCGCAGGGACGACGGCAAGACCGAAGTTAGTTAATTTTTCAATAAATTTTCTAAAATTAAATATAGTTGATGTATTTCTTAGAAACCCTATCAATGATTGATTTTGAATTGAGCAGTCATTGTAATTCGAAATGCCCACAGTGTCCAAGATATGATATGCAGGGATATGTGCATGATAATCTAAAAGTTACCCACCTAGATCTTAAATTGATAAAAAAAATACCCTTGGATAAAATGCCAAATTTAAAAAAGGTAAAATTTTGTGGGAACTTCGGTGACCCGTTGATGCACCCTGCTTTAGATGAAATTATTTCTTTTTTCAAAAATCAACATATATCAATTAGTACCAATGCCTCTCTTAGAAGCACGGAGTGGTGGGCTAAACTAGGGACAAAAAAAAATATTGTAGTTACTTTTTGTATAGATGGTTTAGGGGTAGAACACGAGCTTTACAGAAGAAACACTTCCTATGAAAAAATTATAAAAAATGCCGAGGCATTTATAAGATCCGGAGGTACCGCACTTTGGCAGTTTATAGTTTTCAAACACAATGAACATCAAACCGCTGATGCTAAAAAAATAAGCAAGAAGATGGGGTTCCGAGAAATTAACTTCTTATACTCGGATAGGTTTGATACAAGTAATAAATGGAAGGTGTATGATGAAGGCAAGTATCTATACGATTTAGAAGAATCGTCACACCAAATCACCCTGAGAGAATCATTAGGCGCTCCGGAAGGAGAGAAATATTGGAAATCCTTATATAAAAATAAAGGAGAAATAACCTGTCTGTGGAGTCAAGAGAAAAAAATATACATACACAGTGACGGGACTGTTTACCCTTGTTGTATGTTAGGATCTATACAAGCAGGAGACAAAATTCAAAAGTTGCTTTATAAAAAAATAGTGAAAGATTTTACAAACATAGATCTACATCATCATGACTTACAGCAGATCCTTGTATCAGACGTTTTCAAAAAAAACTTGCCTGACAGTTTTAACGCTAATCCTTTTCAACATCCTGTATGTATAGAATACTGCAACAAAGTCACAGGCAAAACATACTATACAAAGATATAGGAGGAAAAAACCGAAGAATTAAAAAAACTTTGTATAGATAGACAAATTTGCTTATACGTGTTAAAATATTAGCATGACTTTTATATTAGTAGACACGGCCAACACGTTCTTCAGGGCCAGACACGTGATCAGAGGAGACACCTCCGAGAAGGTGGGCATGGCCATACACATCATGATGAATTCCATCAAGAAAGCCTGGCAGGACTTCGAAGGCAAACACGTGGTGTTCTGTCTAGAGGGCAGATCATGGCGTAAAGATCACTACGCACCATATAAAAGAAATCGTAAGGAGATGGCTGACGCCATGACCCAAACGGAGAAGGAAGAGAACGAGGTGTTCTGGGAGGTGTACGATGATTTCGTGGACTTCATCAAGACCAAGACCAACGCAACAGTATTAAGGAATCCAAGGGCAGAGGCGGATGACCTCATAGCGAGATGGATAGACAAGCACCCAGATGACAATCACGTCATAATCAGCACAGATAAAGATCTTAACCAACTGATAACACCGCGTGTGAAACAGTACAACGGGGTCAACGAGACCACGCTCACACACGAGGGATGGTTTGACGCCAAAGGCAATCCTGTGATAGACAAGAAATTAAAGGCTCCAAAACCAGCACCAGACACTGAATGGATCGTGTTCGAGAAGGCCATGAGAGGGGATCCATCAGACAACATATTCTCAGCATACCCAGGTGTGCGTACCAAGGGCACTAAAAACAAGATCGGACTACAGGAGGCATACGCGGACAGGCACGAGAAGGGCTATACATGGAACAATCTCATGCTGAGCAAGTGGGTTGATCATGAGGGCAACGAACACAGGGTCCTGGAGGACTACGAGAGGAACAGACTACTAGTGGACCTACACGCACAGCCAGAGGCAATAGTAGAGGAACTGGACCAGACCATAGCACAGGCCAAATCAGAGGCCAAGAATGTGGGACAGGTGGGAATCAGATTCATGAGGTTCTGTGCCAAGTACGATT